AAAGGTTCAATTTGTTATTACTTTCACATTTATGGATTAGGTGTAATTCCTTGGAATGATGATTTTATGAAAGAAGTAAAAACAATACAAATTAATTTAGAATAACACCTAAAAAAAATATCATGGATAACAAAAATTTTAAATCTGTTTACATTCACAACGGGTGCAGAAATCCAAAAGTAAAGGATATTAGATATGTTCCTAAAAGATCATGGTGCCAATCAATCGAAAAGGTTATTGTCGGTAAAACACAATCCTTAATTGATTTGAATATGTCATTGCATGATGCAGAAACTTTAAAAGCATCGTATTACGGTAAAGAATATTTAAAAACTTTCCAGCATGCTTGTTTTAATCTAACTATTTATTTGAATGATATTAGGATTGGAATCAATGTATCTATTTTACAAACTTTTATTAAATTAACCAAAAAACTAAACTTTTATGAGTAAAGGAAATCAGAACTATGTTGCTGCATGTGCAAAAAAAGCAAAGGACATAAAGAATACTGCTAAAAGGAATAAAGAGTTTAAGTCTAAAGTAGAACCTAAAACCGATCAAGATGAATAAAGCAGACTACAAATTTCATAGAGATAGAAAAGAAGAAATTGAAAACAACTCCAAACAGAATGAAAGTTTTTTTTGGAGAAGCGATCCAAAACCAATTTACATTCCTAAAAGGAAGAAGAAAAAATAAACTGAAAATTCAGAATAAGTTTTTATATTTGAATTTAATTAAGGTGGGCATAACCTCGGTGCGAAGGTGCAGCATAGAAATGTGCGGACTATCTGCCAAAATGGAATTATAACTCAGTTGGTAGAGTACCGGACTGAAAATCCGAAAGCACAAGTTCGATTCTTGTTAGTTCCACAACTATAAAGCGAAAGGCGATTAAATAGAGAAGGAAACAGTAATTAAAAAATGTTTTCGTGTAAAACCACATCATAACGATGTGGTTTTTTTATGCCGTAAAGTGAAATTTAATTTAGAATCGATATAAATAAGAAAAAATAATTACATTTGTAACTCAAACGTTCAACATTTTAAATAAAAAATTATGGCAGTACCTAAAGAAAGGGTAGTAATTAGACTAAAAGCATTCGCTGACAAGGCTAATTTATCAAACAATAGGATAGACGAGATTTCGGCTAGACTTTGCGCACTACCAGCAGATGACGCAGATGACGCGGCAATTGATGCAGTAATTACAAATGCAAATGCAATTTATCCTTTTAAGGAAATTGCGGCACAAGATGACAAGGTTATTGGGTTGGAAAACAAACTAAAAAAACCTGAGGAAAAAACAGCAGAAGTTTTAGCGGCCGAAGCAAAAGCCAAGGCAGATGCAGAAGCATTGGAAGCGGCAAAAGGTAAAACTGATACACCTGACTACATCAAAACATTAATGTCTACAATCGAAGGATTGAAAGCAGATATTGTTGAGGTTAAAACAGGTAGAGTTTTGGAAACAAAGAAATCATCAGCACAACAAGCATTTGAAAAATCTGAAGTTCTTAAAGTATTGAAACCTGAGATTAAACAATCTTGGTTAAACAGGCTAAATGTAGATTCTGAAACTCCTATCGAGGAACAAATCACAAGTTTAGAAACTGAATATAAAACTATGGCTCAGGCATTCGCCGATTCATCAAGTTTTTCAGGACCTGCACCAATTGGAAATCCAGACATAAAACCCGATCAAGCATTGATTGACAAGGTTTTTGATGAAATGTAATTACTAATTATTAAAAAGAAAAAAGATGCCAACAGCAGATTTAAACAACAGTCCTGTTCAAATTGACACTACTTTTGACACTATCATCATCAAGAAAAATTTGATTGATATTCCAGGAGGAAAGACTTTAGATGTTACAGGCGTTACAGATGAAGTCCTAAAAGCAGGACGAGTTATAATTGAGGTTACGGCTACAGGGGTTTTAAAACCTTTGAAAATTGTTTCAGGTGCTTATGAAGCACTTCCTGCAAGTCATACTTACAAAGGAATTTTGATAGCAACAATTCTATTAAAAAGACCTTTTGCAGCTGTTTTATTAGCGGGTGATGTTAATAAACAAGCAGTTATTGAGTATGGATTACCAGCAATTCCAGCGGGAGCAATTACGGCTTTGCCTAACATTTTATTCACTAAGGACTAATTAATCCTTTAAAAAACTAAAAGAAAAATGGAAAAATCATTATTTCCTGCTTGGGTTGATAAGTTCTTTAAGTCCTTTGCCCTTAAAGCTTCAGAAACGGTTAACGGAACCAAAAATCCATTAACATACTTGCATAAAACTATGCTTAGAAAAACATTCTCAACTACGTTGAAATGGGGTTCAGTATCAAGCAATGGGGCTATTGTAAGAGCCGATGTAGTTGCTTTAGATTCTAGCCTTCCTTTAAAAAGAAGAGATTCTGTACAGACTGCCAGTGGTGATATCCCTAAATTGGGTATGAAAATGTATTTGAATGAAACAATTATGACCGAGCTTAGAACTTTACTTGCCATTGGCGGTAGAGAAGCCGAAGTTTTACGTAATCTGTTTTCAGATACAAAAAAATGTATTAACGGTGTTTATGAAACCCTTGAATTTATGTTTTTAGAAGCATTATCTACAGGTGTAACATTGATTACCGGTGATGATTCAACAGGTTTAGGAATTAGAATTGATTTCGGTCATCCTGATGATAATAAATTTGGCGTTGCTTTACCTTGGACCAATGCAAATGCAACTCCTATTGATGATATCAATAATGTTATTGCACAAGCAAAAGTAAAAGGAAACAAGCTTTCATATTTGTTAATGGATATGAATACATGGAACTTGTTTAAAGCAAACACACAAGTTAAAAATGAATTCGCCTTTTCACTTGGTTTCGTTGGCAGTACAATTCCAAACGTTCCGAATGTTGATAGAGCAAATGAGTTTTTAAAAGCTTCTTACGGTGTTACAATCCAAATTATTGACAGACAAATGTTAGTTGAGCAAAACGGTAAACGTACTGTTACAACTCCTTGGGCTGCTAATATTGTTTGCTTCTTAACTGATCTAAACGTTGGAACATTGACTTATGGAGCATTGGCCGAAGAATCATTTCCTGTAAAACAAGTAGATTACCAAAAAGTAGATGATTTGATTTTGCTTTCTAAATACGGTACTAATGACCCTGTTCGTGAGTTTACATCTTCACAAGCATTGGCATTACCTGTATTGGATAATGTAGATTCAATTTACTTAATGGATGTTACTGATTCAGTTGAAGATGTTCAGATAGAAGGCGATGCTAATTTCTTATACAAAACAGTACTTTATACTAAAGCTTCTGCAATTGCAGGATTGAATTTAGCAAACCCTGGACAACCTTTAACAGTTGGTTCCTCAGATGCAGCAATCTTGAAAGCGATAAACAAACTTTCTGATGAAGATGAATTAGTATTTGCATCAGCATTAGTACCAGCGGTATAATATGTATAGTCCTGAAAGCATACAAGCATTAATTGATAGAGTTGGTTTCGCTGATAAAGTAGAAACCAACCTACAATTTGCTTTAACTCCGGAAGTTATTTTAAGTAACTCAAAGAGAACAGTTAAATCATTTCATCAGCTGGCAATTGTAGAAAATATATTTTCAGCAGTTTCTCAAATAAATATGCCTGATGTTGATTTTAATACATACCTACAGGAAATTAAAATAGAATCTGCAAACGAAGTTGTTACTCTTATTTTGGATCAAGATCAGCAGTATGATACATCAATTGATTATTCTACATGGATGATTGACAGACCTGCAATTTTTGATGATGCTTACGGATATACGATTGCTATTAAGGTTTTAGAATTGTTTGTTTCAACCGCAAGGAAAAACTTAAAAGAAAGAAATTCAAAACTAGCAATTGAAAATTTAAAAGTTGAATTAGAAGGATTAAAAAATGATGCTGGAAAAGTTGTAGTTCAGGGTATCAAGCGAGAAAGATACTATGCAATTAGAAAAGCAAAAAGCATCATATTTCCTTTTGAAATACCTATAAACGGTACAAAACAATGGTAAAATGAATTATACAATTGAAAACCCAAAAGGAATAGATCAGCAGATTCAATTTTGTCAGAATGATTTATACAACGGTTTAGGATGGTCTGAAATAGATGTTTTTGGCA